TTGCCTCGCTGCTCGCCTACACCGTCACCGTCGCGGCAGGTTCGGTTCCGATCCTTCACATCATCGGTCGCCCGTACCTGCCTGACCCGCCTCAGCTCGTTCTCAACTTGCTGCTCTGCATAGCCCTGATCTCTGTTCGCGGCAACGTAATCGAGCTTTGCCGACCAAGCAATTCAATTATGGATAACCGATTCGTTCGACTGCTACGGAGAGAGACATGGTTCTGAAAATGGATAGCCACGGCAGCGAAGTTGCCGAGCTGCAACGACTGCTCAACAAACGCGGGGCAAAGATCTCGGTTGATGGATGGTTTGGCGTCTCTACCCAATCTGCGGTCATCGAGCTGCAGCGCGAAGCCGGGTTGGTCGCCGACGGCATTGCTGGTACGAAAACCATGGCCGTGCTGGTCGGTAAGCCTTCGGTTCGCGTTCTCCGAGAAGCGGATCTGCAGGCTGCGGCTGACCGCTTGGAGCTGCCTTTGATCAGCGTCAAGACGGTCAACTCGGTAGAAAGTAACGGCTGCGGATTTCTGCCGGACGGACGCACCGTGATTTTGTTTGAGCGCCATGTCTTCTATCAGCGCCTGAAAGCCAAGGGCGCCGACGTGGATACCTTAGCAGCTCGCTTCCCCAACCTGTGCAACCCGAAACGCGGTGGTTATACGGGCGGTGCTGGTGAGTGGGCACGCCTGAGAAACGCGCGTCTGATCATCGGTGAAGCATTCGCCGATATTGCCTACGAGGCGTGCAGCTGGGGCCTGTTTCAAATCATGGGCTACCACTGGGAAAGCCTGGGCTACACCAATTCCGCTCAGTTCGTCGAGAAAATGAGCCAAAGCGAAGGCGCACAGCTTGACGCATTCGTCGCCTTCATCGAAGCGGATGCAGCGCTACACAAGGCGCTGAAATCCCGCAAATGGGCAGAGTTCGCCAAGCTCTACAACGGTCCGGCGTACAAGGAGAACCTTTACGACGCGAAGCTCGCTCAAGCCTACGAACGTTTCGAGAGGCTGGCCGCATGAAGATCGATCACCTACAGCTCGATGACGGCGACATCCTCAGTCTGCCAGACGACACCACGCAGGAATGCATGCGCTGGCTCGCCAAGGCAATCACCGACCTGCATCCCGGCAAGCGAATCATTGTCACCACATGCTCGCTAGAAAAAATTTCTGAGCTCGATCTCGCGGCGGCTGGGCTGTATCGATCATCACCGCAGAAAACCACTCACTGAGGAACGTCTATGCCATCGCTCAGTAGCCCGCTCGCTTTGGCCTTGGTCGCGTGCCTGGCACTCGTCGGCGTCCAGCAGTACCGCCTCAAAGCCGCCGAGGCTTCGCACGTGTCCGCGCAGTTGGTCGACGCAAACGACAGAGCTGATCGCTCAGATCAACAGTTGAAAGCCATCAGAGAAAACGCCGCAGACCGAGACAAGGCCAGCGCAGATTTACGCGATCTGCTGGCCGACCTTCGCAGCAGCAATCAGCAGAGCAAAGAATTGTTCGAGAGGCTCACACGTGAAAACAAAGACTTCCGCGACTGGGCTGCTGCTGAGCTACCTGCTGCTGCTATCAGCCTGCGTACCCGCCCAGAAATCGTCGGTGCCGGACAGTACAGAGCTTGGCTGTCCGCGCGTAACCGCTTGCCGACTGCCGCCGAGCAAACCGATGAACAACGGCGAGCTCCTGCTCAGCCCTGAAGAGGTCGAGGAAGCCTGGGCGGCATGTGCAGCTCAGGTAGACATGATCCTCGACTGCCAACTGAAAGCCGACAAAGCCAAGAACGAACGGAAGCATCCATGACTACACCTCAAGACCGCGCGCAGGGCCTCGAACAACGTCAACGTGATGAGGCGCTGGCCCGTCATTTTGCAGCGAATCCACCGGTGCTGACGCCGAGCGCGACTCATTGCGTTGACTGCGATGACCAGATCCCCCAAGCCCGGCGTGACGCCGTGCCCGGCTGCGAGCGCTGCACGGATTGCCAAGGAGCGCGGGAATGAAAAAGCCCGACAGCTTGCGAGCTCTCCTGAGAACTGCCGTCCCGCAGTTGAAGCGTGACCCGGACAAACTGCATATCTTTCTGGATGAGGGGAACATCATCGCGACGGCGGCGAATTCGCTGTCGTTCGAGTATCAGTACATCCTGAACGCCATCGTCACCGACTACGCGGGTCACCCCGATACGCTGATGGTGCCGATTCTCGGATGGCTCAAGGTCAATCAACCCGAAATGATGTTGAACCGGGACAAGATGCGCGACGGTTTCTCTTTTGAGGCCGAGATCCTCAACACCAAAACGGCGGATATCTCGATCAAGCTGAAGCTAACCGAGCGCGTGGTTGTAACCGATGACCCTACCAATGGCACCAGAACTGTCACACATCTTGATGAACCCTCAGTCGACGATGTCAGAGCCTGGACGGTAGTTGTAGCGGGCGCGGATGGCGCTACCCCGTGAGCAAGTTTTCGCCCATGGAGGCTCAGCTCAGCGGGCTGATATCCAAGCTTGAGCCAAGCGCTCGGCGCGAACTTGCACGGGCCATTGCCAGAGAGCTTCAGCCCCGGCAACGCAAACGAATTGCCGACCAGTTGAACCCCGACGGAACGCCGTTTGCGAAGCGGAAACCGCAGCTGCGCCAAAAGGCAGGCCGGATCCGGCGCACGATGTTCAGCAAGCTTCGTACCGCTCGCTACCTCAAGTCCTCAGCCACGGCGAACAGCGCTGTGGTGGGATTTGTCGGAGAGGTTGAACGTATCGCGCGCGTCCACCAACTCGGTCTACGTGATCGCGTGCAGAAGGGTGGCAAAGATGCGCAGTACGCCGCTCGGGAGTTGCTCGGCTTCACCGACGACGATGTCAGTGCGGTTCACGACCTCGTAATCTCACACCTTGCCCGATAATTCCGTTGTGCCGCTTCCCGGCACAACACCCACGGAATGCCGAGCTCGCACACGCGCGGCATTCTTGCGCCATGACTGAATTCGCCGAAATTGCCCGCCGCCTTGAAAGCTTGATCCGCACCGGAACGATCTCCGAAGTGCAGCTCAAGCCATTGCGCGTGCGCGTAGCTTCGGGTGGGCTGACATCAAACTGGCTCTCCTGCATTACCCTGCGAGCAGGCACCACTCGGGACTGGGATCCCCCAACCCTCCATGAACAATGCGTCATCTTTAGCCCTAGCGGTGATCCAGCACTGGGACTGGTACTGGTGGGACTCAACTCGGACGGCATCCCTTCGCCGAGCGAAAGCCAGGACGAGTGCCTGCGGGTTTATCCAGATGGCGCTCGGATTCTGTACAACCATAAAACGGGTGCGCTTGAGGTCAGTGGCGTCAAGAGCGCCATGCTTCAAGCTGCCGAAAAGTGCGTCATTGATTGCCCCAAGGTCGAGACAACTGGCGACTTTCTGGTTAAGGGAAAACTCACCGTAGAAAAAGGCGCGGATCTCACTGGCACAGTCACCCACACGGGCGGTGACATGAGCTCCAACGGCATCATCGTCCACACGCACAAACACCAAGGCACCGGAGGCCCGATATGAACTACTCGGGCATGAATGCAAGCAACGGTGAAGAGCTCACCGAACTCGATCACATCCGCCAATCATGTAAAGACATCTTCGCCACGCCGGTCGGATCGCGGGTGATGCGCCGTGAATACGGATCACTGATTCCCGACCTGATCGACCAGCCGATGAATGCCTCACTACCTCTTCGAATCAGCGCAGCGGGCGTTATGGCTTTGCTCCGCTGGGAGCCACGCATCCGCTTGAAAGGCTTTCTTGTCACAACCGGATCGACCCCCGGCTCATTGATCGCAGAGCTGGACGGCACGCGCGCTGACGGCCCGCAATCGGGCACCCGTATTCAACTTTCGGTTCCACTCAAGGGGACAAGCGTATGAGCGGCATGATTGATCTATCGCAACTCCCAGAGCCGAACGTCATAGAGGTGGTCAGCTTCGAGTTGATTCTGGCCGAGCGCAAAGAACGCTTCATCAGCCTGAACCCGATCGAGAAACAGGACGCCGTCCGCGCGACTTTGGAGCTTGAGTCAGAGCCTATTACCAAAATGCTGCAAGAGAACGCCTATCGCGAAATGCTGCTGAGGCAGCGTATCAACGACTCCGCGCTCGCGGTGATGCTCGCCTTCGCGGTCGATGGCGACCTTGATCAGATCGCGGCTAACTTTCATCTGGAGCGCCTTGAGCTCGATAAGGGCGATCCGCTGGCCGTTCCGCCAATCCTTCCAACGATGGAAAGCAACGACGACCTGCGCGCACGGTGTCAGATGGCTTTCGAGGGTCTGTCGGTAGCTGGTCCTCGCGGCGCATACATCTATCACGCCTTGTCGGCAGATGGTCGGGTTTCAGATGTCAGTGCAGAGAGCCCCGCTCCGTGCGAGGTTTTGGTCAGCGTTCTTTCGCGTGAAGGTCACGGTGTCGCCTCGCCTGAACTGCTCGAGAAGGTCACTGCTGCGCTGAGTGATGACGACATTCGCCCGCTTGGCGATCGCCTAACGGTTCACTCGGTCGAGGTCGTTGAGTATGCAGTCGAAGCCGTTTTGTATTACTACCCCGGTCCCGAGAGCGAGCCGATCCGCGCGGCAGCCGAGAAATCTCTCCAGGCATACATCGGTAATCAGCGACGCATTGGGCGCGACATTCGGCGCTCAGCGCTCTATGCGGCACTTCATGTTGAAGGTGTGCAGCGAGTAGAGCTTTTGCATCCTGCGGCGGACATCGTTCTGAGCAAACAACAGGCCGGGTACTGCACCGGCTACGAGCTCTCACTGGGCGGATCGGATGAGTAAGTCTCTTCTCCCGAGTGGATCGACCCCCCTTGAGCGCGCTGCTGCGGAGGCAATGGCCGAAGCCATGGCGCTCCGCGTTCCGTTGCGAGATTTGTGGAGCCCAGATCACTGTCCGCTCCTGCTGCTCCCCTACCTTGCATGGGCGCTTTCAGTAGATCGCTGGGATCAAGCCTGGGCTGAAAAAACAAAGCGCTCGGTGATCAAAGCTTCGTTCTTCGTTCACAAGCGTAAAGGCACCATCAACGCAGTCCGTCGCGTGGTCGAGCCGCTCGGTTATCTGATTGAAGTTCTTGAATGGTGGCAGACCGTACCGATGGGCACACCGGGAACGTTCGCGTTGAAAGTCGGTGTGCTGGATACCGGTATCACCGAGGAGATGTATCAGGAGCTGGAGCGCCTGATCGACGACGCCAAGCCTGTCAGCCGCCACCTGACCGGGCTCGCAATCAGCCTCGAATCCAAAGGCGACTTGAACATCAGTCTCTCCTTATACGAAGGCGACGAAATCGACGTTTACCCACCGGTAATGCGTGACATCGAAGTTACGGGTCACTTCGGTGTGATCGGACGCGAACACTCCATAGACACCCTGGACGTTTATTATGATTGATGCGAATTCGCAGTTTTTCGCGACCCTCACTAATGTGGGGATGGCAAAGCAGGCGAACGCCGACGCGCTCGGCGTGGCCTGGAAGATTACCGACATGGGCTTGGGGGATGCTAACCCGAATGAGCTGGAGAATCCGCCGAACCCCGTACCGTCACCCGCACAGACAAAACTAATCAACGAGTGGCGGCGGCGGCCGTTGAATCAACTCAAGGTCGACCCTGCCAATCCGGCGGTCATCATCGCCGAGCAGATTATTCCGGCCG